TTGTAGTCCCCCTTTGATATGCTCCCCTTGAGTAGTATGCTTTGTCTAATGAACGTTCTTGTCTGTATTGTTTTCTTTCAATCTCAAATGTCTTGGTAGATTTCTTGCCGAATGTATATGTGTCCCACATCCCCCTTCCATTTAGGAATAACAGGTGAATAGGTTGGTTGATACAATCAGGGTCAATCATATAGAACTCAAGTATCTCACTTGTTCTTGCCGAGAAGTTCATATTTGTTCCTGATGTAAGGTAGAAACAAACTTTCTGTGCGTCCTGTGGAATTACATTTGTTCCTGATTGTGTTATGTTCCACGGCATATAGAATACCGCTTGTTTCCAAATGTCGTAGTTGTTTGTAAGCGTTGAATTATTTGCTGTGAAGGCAGAGTATGTGTAGTTATCACTTTGTGTGTCTGCCCCACGAATTACAACTCTTGTAGTTTGGTTATTGAAGTAATCATTCTGTCCGTCAAGAAATGAAACTATGATAGGACAATCGGGGTGATGTTGTCTTCTTCTAACCCTTTGTGATACGAACCCACCTTGTGAAATAGTTTTGTATTCTCTACCTGCTGCGTTTAGAAACTCACGAGGGCCGCAAGTTGTATCGTCTCCCCTTTGATAGATATGTCTAAACAAATCGTAGTAGTACCACGACTGATTATCCACTTGGAAAAAGTTGGGAGATTGTGTATAACCTGAACCTAATGTTGCCCCTGATAAATAAGGTGATGGAATAAGTTTGTTATCCACACCAGGAAATATATTGACCGCTGCTGGTTGTGTTGAAGCAGTCAAGTTCATATCCAATACTATTGAATTAGTTGATGTGTTCTCATATTCACATCCAACTTTTATTTGGTATTGTTCTGCGTGCCATAGGACAGGTAATGTCTGTGATAAGTTGTTTCCGTTAAAAGTGTTGAAGGCATTTAATGTTCTTGTGTTTGTCGCATCACTCATAGTAAGCACGGAGTTTTCTTGTGCTACATAGTTTAGATACGGGTATGTTGTCCCCGAAAAACGAGGGTTGGCTTTCAAGAATGTCCTTACGATTTCTTCCAACTCCACGATTGCTTTACCATAGGAATTAGGACGAACCTTTAATCTTGCGTCTGGTTGTGGATTACCTGAAAAGTTTATAGTTGAAGGTCTAAAATATATGTCTATTACAAACTTAAAGTTTTGTAATGTATATCCTGTTGATGATAGGGTATAGATGTGCTCACCATTACTGGGTGTAATTGTTAGTGGTGATTGGTCTATGTTTATTACTATGCTCATATTAGTTAGGTTGTTGAATTATTCGTCTCAAAAAATCTCTTAAATCAATTCCAAGTTGGGCTGCTGGGCCGTTAGGGTCTTTGAAGGCTTCTACAAAAACATCAAAACTATCGTCATAGAAATTGGTAGGTTGAATGCCGAACTTCTGTATTGACTTAGATATTGCGAATGCTACACCCTTTATGTTGAACTTCTTGAACCTTCCTTTTGGGTCTCTATTCATTCCTTTTACTCTAATCCAATTCATCAAAGGTTTTAGAGGAACATAAGTACCTGGCTGTCTTCCATCATTTACATACTTCCAATAGTTAAGCATATTGACCCTCATTCTATTTTGTGCGGGGTCAAATGATACTTGTATTGACTTGTAAAGATTACCTGTTCTTCTCGTCATATTCCTAACACCTGTTGGTTGTTTTTGACCGAAGTATCCTGGTGCGTATGGGTAAGGTCTTGCGAGATTGTCCTTTAATGCTTGTTGGAACATAACAGCAAGTTCTTCCATAGCCTCTTGGAAGTTGGGCATCGGTACTTGTTGAAATGAATAAAACTTATAATTACTCGCTGTTTCCATCGCTGTTATTATCACAAGGTGGGAATGCCGCATAAGGTGCGATACATCTGTTTATTGCGTCAGGAACTCTCAACTTGATTGACCCCGTCCATCCATTTACATAGTCATCATACGCTTCACCAAATGGGGTCATATCTATTGGGTAATCAAGGTCAAGATTACAATAGCATTCCATCCCTGTTGCGTATTTCAGTTGAGCGATTACATCTTTGAGAATGTCTAATGTATCACTATATGTGTCTAACTCATTATCAAAGTTCTTCGCATTCTGTATATCCATAATCAAGATGCTAAAGTCATAAGTAGTTTCTCTACCATCTGTCTTTGCTCCATTAGGGATAACCCACATAGCAGGATAAAATGGTGCCTGATTACCTGTGTTTTCTTGCTTCAATCTCATCTCTGTTTGATAGATAAGTTGTTCCACATCACCAAATCCCCACGACTGTATTTGTTCGTGGTAGTCCGCTAATTGACGGAGCAAGTCCATTATCTTTTTAAAATTATAGTATCCAACTGCGTTTGCCATATTATCTGTTTTTCATTTGTTGTTGAACTTTTTGGGCTTCTCTTCTTCTTATATCGTTTATGTCTTTCATATATGATAAATAGTTTAAAACGAATACTAACGGATATGTAGTAATTTTTTCAATCTTGGTAATGTCTTCGTTCGCAAGCGAAACCAAAGTACCGAACCAGCCCCAAAACTTATCAAAGGAATAAGTTTCACGAACACCCAAATCATCTTTGTCGTCAATTTCAACCTGCGTAGAAAAGAGACCTGAAAATTGCCTTGTAAGGTTCTGTCTAAACGAAAAAAAAAATTGCTCGCACCCTTTACGTACCTCACAGGGAGCCTCTTAAACAACTCTGCTTTACCTTGTAGTTCCTTTGAGTTGTATGGTTTATAATTTCCTTTTTCATCTACTTCACGATATAACATAGCCATCAGTAAAGACATCTCCTTTTTCTTTTCGTGTGGTTCTTTTGATAGGTATGTGTCTATGTCTATAAACTCACCAAATGTTAGATTTGCTAAATCAAGAAATCTGTATTTTTTTCCATCAAAATCTATCTCGTTGTAGAACTTGTCGCTTTCTTGAAGTAAAAATCGTGAGATTTCTTGTGATATTTTTATGACTTCTTCATAATCACTATTCTCAATTTCTTCAGGTGTTAGTCCTGTGGCAAATGCTAACAACTCTGTTGAGAACTCACGCTCATCAGTCCATTCTTGTAATAACACAAGTTTAGACCACATCTCTACTGTTGGCTCTTCAAGTTTGTAATCTTTTCCTTTGTAATTAAACTTCATCATATAGAAATATCTTTTTTGTAATTTTTATCCACAACTTTATCTAACAACATAAGTCCCATAGGTTGCTTTTTTCTTGAAGGAATGGTAAGACAGAGCAAGGGATATTACACAGTCATCGTGAAACGCAATAGGAGCCCCATATTTAATCTTTCTTGTCTTTGGTGAGTATTCGTATGTAAAAACAGAAAGTTCCTTGTATAAGTCCGTATTGAGTTCTGGTGATGGTAGTTTCAATCTGTTCTCATTCATACCCATAATCAAATCTTCAATCATATTCTGCTTACTTTCATTATTGGTGATAAATGGTTGGATACTTGGATACTGCTTTTTTATTTGTTCGTATAGGACATCACCTATACTATTGACCTCTGCGAAACACACAGGTCTCCACTTTTTGAGTTTAGCAACAACTTCACTAATGATAATGTCCCAACTCTTTTGTCTTTCCCTATAGAAATCTACAACATCACCATCCCCATTCACAATAGTAAGGACTGTGTAGTCATTCTGTCTTCCAAAGTCCAAACCAGCATAATACTTTTTACTTGGGTCATAGTTTGGATAGTTCAATAAGACACAAACATTCTTCAGGTTTGAGAATACTTCCCCACCATCATCTATGAACTCTGCCAGTATCTCTTGTTTATAGATTGTTTCAGGTAGTGATAGTTTTGCTTCTATTAGTTCATCTTCGGTAATGTAAGGTGTATCAAATGATGTGGCGTGGAATGTTCTGTATTGGGGGTAATCATCACTATAACCCCTCATCGCAAGATTGTAAAACCAGTTCCTTCCCTTTGGTGTTGAGATAAATAAAACCTTCTTACCATTTACAAGGACTGTCGGTCTCAATACACTATTCCATACTTCATCTTTGATGTATGCTGCTTCATCCACAACAAGATAGTTCAAGGTATAACCTCTCAAGGTATCTTCTCTTTCCCCACTTCTAAAATACATTACAGACCCGTTGATAAATGTGATGGTAAGTTCGCTCTTGTTGATTGACTTGGTAAGTCCTGTTCCTGCGATTGTGTTGGTAAGTTCTGTGAATACTTTTTTTGCTTGTGAATAAACTGGTGATACCCACATACCTACTGACCCGTTGTCTTCCAATATCCACTTGAGTAGTAGGTTCATAGCAGTAAATGATTTCCCCGCCTGTCTTCCAAAACAACCGATGATATACTTGATGTCCTGTGTTAAACAAGCATCAATAATCTCTTTCTGTTTAATGGTGGGGGTGAAACCCTGAACTGTTATTTGTTTATTCATTTGATTTTTACTTCACCTTTCTTTCTCAAAATTGTTAAGCCGTGATTTACAGGTATGGTAGCATATTCCCACTTATCCATATCAAGTTCAAGAAGTGCTTTGTATGGACCTCCACCTGCCCATTCATCACCCATATTAAAAGTCAAAGTATAATTTGGAACAGAGTTAGGCATAGTGTCGTGTAAAAGGATGAGTGTTTCAGGTGTGGAGATTTTGTCTATAATTTCAAGTTCCGTTCTAACCTGTAATGCTGAATGCCAGTCATCAACATAGATTAAATCATAGTTGGGTTCAGTAATTGACTGTAGGTAAGTTATTGCGTCTGTCTGTATAAAAGTCCAATATGGTCTAAGGTCATCAGGACAATAAAAGATTGGGGTATTGATGTCTATTGATGTTGTATGTCCCCCCAACTCTTTTGATGCTACAAGAAATGGAAATGTTGAACCACCTTCTCTAACACCAAGTTCCAATATATTCTTAGCTCTTATTTGTAAAGCAATTGAAAAGAATGTAAGGACGTGCTCAAAGTTATTGGTACCCGCATCAAAGTTTTTTATTAGGGTTCTGTTTAGTAACTCTTGTAGGTAATTCATTACTCTTGTGGTTCCCCAAAGTTTAGTTTAATTGATGTCCCTGTTATATGGACTTTGTCGGGTTCATTTAACCCTTGTAATTTAGCCAAGTCATTTAATGCTTGTCTTCCGTTTGTAAGGTCTCCTTGAATAAGTGCTTGTTCGTATATGTCCCAATACTTCTGTGTGTGCTTCAGGATTAGTTTGTCTTTCTCAAGTTCAAACTTTTTCTTCAGCAATACCCACACTCTACCCCAATATTCGTTCGCC